AACCTATATTGAATTCAATCTCAACAGTCATGTCTTTCTTTGTAATTGAATTAATAAGTTGTGGCTTATTAATATTACGAAATGGCTTACCAAATAATGCAAAAGTCAGCGCATCGAGACATGTTGATTTACCTGCACCATTTTGACCAACAATAAGAGTTGTTCCATTAGTGGATAAATCAATTTCAGTATACTGATTACCAGTGGAAAGAAAATTCTTCCATCTAAGCTTTGAAAATGATATTGACATACATTATTCTACCGAAAGTGCCTGAGCATACAAATCCGTAATAACATTTATCAACTTATTTTTGTTAACATTTGTTGATCCAATTTGATCAATATGTCGCTTAAAAATATCAATGGTAGATTCTGCTTCATTCACTGTATTTTCATCTTCCATTATCAAATTCTTATGATCCTCAACTATCTGAAAATCAATTGGGGCTGCTTTTTCAAGCTTTTCACAAAACAAATCAAACCAATATGGATTATTCTTTTTTGTTACAATTAGTTTTACAAACTTATTTGTAAAGTGACTAAAATCATAATTCAAAAGTTCATTAAGATCTTTATTGGTATCATCATACCAGACCTTACCGAACATTTCATATGGATTTTGGATAAAGTCTAATTGATTTTTTCCAAGATCCAAAACATGTAAGCCCCGATTATCACCGTAATCAGACCAAGTAAACTGACCATGGGAACCAGTATAACAAATGCTGCCATCGAAAGAACGATGGTGATAATGGCCAGACAGCGTAAGAGAAAATTTATCAAAGTTTGTACGATCGTCACCATGTGTATTAATACTCCCTTTATACATTTCAAAACCAGCAAGTTCTAAATGACCCATACAATATTGAGCCTTGGATTCTTTAATCATTCGCATGCTTTGCTCGCGATTGTCGGCGCAAATCCATGGGAGCAATAGAATTTTTTTGTTATCAATAATAATTTCTGCAGGATCAATATGAAGTTTTTTACAATTTTCATATTTACCTTCAACTAATTCAGTCAAAGCATTTATTTGATTTGTATTTTTGAAATACACATCATGATTACCGGCAATAGGTATAAGTTCAATACCTTTATTTGCCAGTGGCTCCAGAAAATCAGTACGAAGCCGACTTGCAGTAAGATAACTTATATGCTTACGACGATCGACCAAATCACCTAAATGAATAACGGTTTTAATATTTTGTTTTTCTAGTTCAGGAAAGAATATGTTATCAAGAAAATTCTTTGACATATTCATAAACGCAACATTATCATTTCTGACACCCCAATGAGTATCAGCGATCACAGCAACTTTCATTCAGCGTATTCTTTTAGGCGTGAGTTGATTTTGCTTTAATGCATTTTCACAATATTTAAGCGTAGCTTCAAGTCTTTGTTCATAAGTACTACGAACATTTAAATTCTTTTCGTTCAACATAGCCTCAGCACAATCAATTACTGATTGCGGGACTAGATATTTGTGTTTCATTTCCATTCATTTGTGCTCCTTCACAGAACTTTTCAAGACCTATCTTAACAACTTTCTTTGGTTTTGTCAACATCTTTTTTTCAAAAGAACCAATAATTTCATTCGCAACATCATTATTCTTTGAATGAATAACACCACCACTATCACCATATAATGATTCATCGAGGTAATCACTCTGAAGAAATGAATTTTGCATATTTTTATATTTTATATATTGTTCTTTCTTTTCCTTAGCAATCCGACGAAGGAATGCATTCCATGCAATTTGAGTAAAATAAGCAAATGGATTATCAGAACGATCAATATTAAAAAGCAAAACAGAATGAATACAATTTTCAACACCATCAGCAATCATTTCATCACGAAATGAATAACCAATAAAATTTGGTTTTGTAGATAAACGTTCACAAATTTTTAAAATACAAGTTCCAATATAATCTGGAATTCTAGTATTTGGATTAATTGCAACTTTTTCTTTATAAGTTTTAATTGCTTCAAAAAAATCACGATTATTAATATAATTACGAGCCATTTTTTGTTGACATCCTTCCAAAGGTATATATAATCAGTAATGGTAGAACAATAAATTATAGATCTATATTATAGGTTTTATATTTAAATTTCTCTTCATTGTATATTCTGATACGTTCAATAAAGTGTAATATTGTATGATTCTTTTTATTTTTCCATGATAAATCATCTGCAATATCATATAAAGTAGCAGTCGACTTTGTATCTGACAAACGAAGTCCACGACCAATCGATTGTAAATTCCTTACCCTGGATTTTGAAGGACTAGCAAATAAAACATTAGACAAATTACGAATGTTGATACCGGTGGAGCTAGTTCCATAGCTAGCAACCACAATAGCATTCTCTTCTGTTTCAATAATCTTACGAATTTCCTCACGTTTTTCTCCATCGACGGAACCTGATATAAAAAATACTTTGCGATCAACTACTTCCTGAGAAATCATATCAAATAATACTTTACCGTGTTTATCAACATATTGGAATAATAATAAAGTATTACCAGTAAGTGATAATGCTAAATTTTTAATAAACTTATTTCTAGGTGTATGCTTTACCAAAAAATCCATTTCTGCTTGATAATCAGCACCAGCCATAAGTTTTCGAATATCATCTGGATATTTGAGTACCAAAGCTTTGATCATTAGTTCGGCTAGATGTTTTTGTTCCATAAGTTCTGCAGTTGTGGTAATCTTACGAACAGGACCAAATAAACCTTCTAGTACTAATTTATGTGTTTGCGTGCCATCAAGTGTGCCGGTAAAACCAAACCTGTATTTGCATTGATTTAGTTTTGTCATAATTGAAGTCAATGATTTAGCTTTGAACAAATGTGCTTCATCACCGATTACAACATCAAATTGTTGAAACCATTGTTTAGGTAATTTGAATATGGACTGCCAAGTTGAAATTACAACTGGTTGATCTGTTTGTTTCTCTTGACCTGACATAATCTTATGGATCATACCTTTAGGTAATCCATAATCCTCAAAGTCAGATGCCATTTGATGTACTAGTGAAGTAGTCGGAACAATAATAAGTGTTTTTGATCTATAAAAACAAGATAGCATATAGATAATAAGTGACTTGCCGGATCCGGTAGGTGATAATAAAACACCTCTGCGTTTTCTTACGGCATGCATAAATGCTTCTAATTGATATTCTCTTGGCGGATATTTAGTTTGTAGTTTTTCTATAAATTGATTGGCTTCATGTAAAGAAAATTCAGTATCACCAAACGGACCATCAAATTCTATGGTATATTGTCTGCTATTACAGAAAGTTATAAGTTGATCTTTGAGACCTGCATACAGTAAACACGCCATAGGATTGAACAATCTAATTTTGCCATCCCAGACTCTATTCTTATATGCAGGACTAAACTTAGCTCCTGGGACATCAAACGTGAAGTAATCTGATATTTCCATTGCTATGGAAGGATCACATTCTATTTTAATATGAGTCTCATCATAATATTTTATTGTAATTATTTCCATTAACCACCCGATACGAACTTAGCAAACTCAATTGCATTCTTAATAATATAACCTCTTGTTTGAAACGATTTAATAATTGATTCAAGAAATTCAACTTTTTCTTGTTGTCCGCCAATTTTTAACGCAAGATCTACAATATCTTGATCGGCCTCTATATACATTGGAATATCTGGTTTGAGAATCATACCTTTAGCTGGTAATTGCCAGCCTAATGTTCTTGTTTCTTCTGTATGACCTTGCGTAAAGAATTCATACTTTGCAAGTTTAAGTTGTTTAAATTGAGATTCTTGTTTTCTTAGTATTGTTTTTTCTGTAACCAAATATGTATAATACTTATGGTGGAGTTTTGGAATTTTGAGACTTTCAAGACCTAATTCGGTCCTATCAATATCACTATCTTTCTTCCATTCTTCAAATATGTCTTCAAATTTCATCACACACCTTATCAATCATTACAAATAATATATCACGTTTTTAATTGATTGTCAACGATTTATGTGACTTTAGTTATATTATATGTGGTATATCTAAATTTTGTAGAAGCTTCTAAATAACTAACATCTTCTAAAGTTGTATTAAAATCAATGCCTGATAGTGAAATAGGAAATGCATCCTGAAATACTATACTATAATTTGGATTTTTATTACTTTTTAAAATTGTAAGAATAATATCAGAATATAAACCTTCACCAGAATATTTTGGTTGATTTTTTAATGCAGCAAATTCTTCATAAGTGCGTTTACCGTGCGCACGAATCCATTCATGCATCTCCATATAATTCTGCAGATCTTCATCAACTCTAAATGAAATATCAAGTTCATCATACATTAAGTGATCACCAGCATATGGTACACGAATTAATGGATTATTAACATCAATTGCTTGTAATGAAAGCCCAGGTATATTAACTGTCTGAATAAAAAAGTTAATATGTGGGGCACGCTTTAATTGAAATTTAAAATTGAGCGGCGAAAGAAAATTTCCGTTTGTTATTGAAGCATCAATTGCAGTCATAATACACTCCCAAAATATCTATCTATTTATTGCACATAAAAAAAGGGAGCCGAAGCTCCCCTTTCTAGTTGGACTGGTTGGATCCAGTCTCGTTATTACATGAGGTTATTAACAACCACACGACGATAATAGAAATTAGTGTTGAATGTCAAAGCGCCTGAACCAATGGTAGCACCTTGAGCAAATGGATTGGCAACCATGCCATAACGAGTCTTGAAGCCAATCTTTGGTTGGAATGTTGACTGATCAACAGCTCTTACCATTTGTAGTGGAACATATGGGCAATAGAATAGACCGGCATCGAAGGCAGATGAACCCTTATAACCAACGGTTAGATAATTACCACCGAGAGCATATGGATCGATATAAACCTTGAGGCGACCATTGAGAACACCGGCAAAAGTATTGCCTGTATCGTCAACATTGAGATTGTTTGAGTTGAGGGCAGGGGCGTAATCAAGAACACCGGCCATTTGAAGAGCAGAAGCAACATCTGAAGAACAGATAACAATGTTGCCCTTACCACGACGGGTTGTACGAGCAATGTAGTTAGCTTCGCGTTCTAGTTGGAACATAAGACCCTTGAACTTTTCAACAGACCAACGGCCGTTTGAATCGGTGTCAAGATC